TCTTAGGAAAGGGACGCGCTACTGGGCAGCAGAAGGTAAGTTGTGGTCAGAAGAGAATCCTGACAGCTACGCGGGGGTACACAACCACGACGGGATGATGTTGATCTTTGATGAGGCCAGCGGCATTCCTGACCCGATCTGGGCGGTAGGGGCGGGGTTCTTTACGGAGAACATATTAGATAGGTACTGGCTGGCGTTTAGCAACCCGCGACGCAACAGCGGGTACTTCTTTGAGTGCTTCCATGCCAAGCGTGACTTCTGGAGCACGCGCCAGGTGGACGCAAGAACAGTAGAAGATACGGACAAGCAAGTCTATAAGCAAATCATTGAAGAGTACGGCGAAGACTCAAGCCAAGCGCGGGTAGAGGTGTATGGTGAGTTTCCTAACAGCGGCGAGGATCAGTTTATTGCACCAAGTTACGTGGCAGACGCTGCGGCACGACCACGATACAAAGACGAGACTGCGCCCATTATTATTGGAGTAGACCCGGCTAGAGGCGGTGCGGACTCGACCGTCATAGCCGTTCGGCAAGGGCGCGACTTGGTGGCAATCCATCGCTACCACGGCGAGGATACGATGACAATCGTGGGGCGCGTGATCGATGCGATTGAGCAGTACAAGCCAACGCTCGTGGTGCTCGACGAAGGCGGGCTAGGGTATGGGATTCTTGACCGATTGCATGAACAACGCTATAAAGTAGTTCGTGGCGTAAATTTTGGTTGGAAAGCTAAAAATCCTATTATGTACGGCAACAAACGTGCAGAATTATGGGGTACGATGAAGGAATGGCTTAAAACAGCGTCTATTCCCAACGATAGGGCGTTGAAGTCTGATCTGACTGGGCCTACGGTAAAGCCTAACTCATCGGGAACTATTTTTCTTGAAGGTAAAAAAGAAATGAAAGCCAGAGGGTTAGCATCGCCCGACGCTGCTGACGCGCTGGCGGTGACGTTTGCCTTCCCCGTCGCGCACAGGCAATACGTTGAAAAGAAAACAAACCGTGCGTACAACGCTAACGGTGTGGCAACATCTTGGATGGGCGCGTAATGGCTAAAAAAGGTGTATCTTTATCTGTGGGGCGCGGTGAGAAACTGCCCGCGTCCCAAGGCGCGGGGTTAACGGCTAAAGGTCGTGAGAAATATAACCGCGAAACTGGCAGCAATCTGAAAGCTCCAGCACCTAACCCTAAAACCGACGCAGACAAAGGACGTAAGGCATCTTTTTGCGCGAGAATGTCAGGTGTCGTTAAAAACGCTAAAGGTGATGCAGAACGCGCAAAAGCATCGCTTAAACGATGGAAGTGTTAAAATGGCAACAAAACCTGGTTTGTACGCTAATATTCACGCTAAACGCGAACGCATCGCTGCGGGGTCTGGTGAAAAGATGCGTAAGCCTGGTAGTAAAGATGCGCCGACGGCTAAGGACTTTCGTGAGTCGGCAAAGACTGCCAAGAAACCAACGAAAGGAAAATAATGCCACTTGTTAAATCAACCAGCAAAGAAGCCTTTCGTAAAAATATTAAGGCTGAGGTAAAAGCGGGTAAACCTGTTAAACAGGCTGTCGCTATTGCTTACAGTACGCAACGTGAATCGGCTAAGAAAATGGGTAGCAAGCCTATGCCAAAGAAGAAGTAATGGCAACGCTTAAGCAAGACCCTACAGGTATTGAAGGCGCAGGCAAAGTATCTGCTCGCGGCGGGCCGGATCAGAAAGATCATCGCGACACCTTGCAGCTCATGCGTGATCGTATGCGTCAAGCTATTGGCGCGTACTCAGAAAGCCGCGAAGATGAGCTTGACGATTTGCGCTTTATGGCCGGTTCGCCAGACAACCAATGGCAATGGCCGCAAGATGTGTTGGCAACGCGTGGGTCGGTGCAAGGCCAAACAGTTAATGCTAGACCTTGTTTGACAATAAACAAGCTACCGCAGCACGTTAGACAAGTGACTAACGAGCAGCGCCAGAATCGTCCGAGCGGTAAAGTTATACCGGTTAACGATCAGGCTGACGTTGAAGTTGCCGAGGTGCTTGATGGCATCGTGCGGCATATTGAATACATGTCAGACGCCGATGTAGCGTATGACACCGCATGTGAAAATCAAGTAACTTACGGTGAAGGTTATATACGTATTTTAACCGAATATTGTTACGAAGATAGTTTTGATCAAGACATTAAAATTGCCCGTGTACGCAACAGTTTTAGTGTTTATATGGATCCGTTAATCCAAGACCCATGCGGCGCAGACGCTGAATGGTGTTTTATTACGGAAGATATGCTTAAAGAAGATTATCAACGCATGTATCCTAATGCTGCGCCTCTATCTTCTATTATGGCTCAAGGTATTGGCGATCAAGATATTAGCCAGTGGATTACAGAAGATACTATTAGAATTGCAGAATATTTTTATACGACTCACAAACAAGAAACGCTTTATTTATACCCAGGTAATCAATCAGTTTTTAAAAATTCCGCTGAAGATTCCGCATTACGGTCTATGGGCTTGATGCCCATGCGCGAACGCCAAGTTGATCGTAAGAAAATTATGTGGATGAAGACTAATGGCTTTGAAATTTTAGAAGAACGTGAATGGGCAGGTAGTTGCATTCCGGTTATACGCGTAATTGGCAACGAATTTCAGGTTGATGGTCGTATTTTTATTTCTGGCATCGTACGCAACGCTAAAGACGCCCAGCGCATGTACAACTACTGGACAAGCCAAGAAGCTGAAATGCTAGCGCTTGCGCCTAAAGCGCCATTTATTGGTTATGGCGGTCAATTTGAAGGCTACGAGTACCAGTGGAAGACGGCTAACACGCAAAATTGGCCGTATCTTGAAGTTAACCCCGACGTTACAGACGGCGCAGGCTCTATTTTACCGCTACCACAACGTGCAGCTCCACCGCTACCGCAAACAGGGCTTATACAAGCCAAAATGGGTGCGTCAGAGGATATTAAATCGACGACTGGTCAATACGACGCAAGTCTTGGGCAAGTATCTAACGAACGTTCTGGTCGTGCAATTTTAGCTAGGCAAAAAGAGTCAGATACAGGAACTTATCACTACGTTGACAACTTAGCCCGTGCTGTTCGGTACGTAACGCGGCAACTAGTGGACTTAATCCCTAAAATTTACGACACGCAGCGGATTGCTCGGATTGTTGGTATTGATGGTGAAACCAACATGGTCAAGATCGATCCCACGCAACAAGAGCCTGTTAAAAAGATCATGGATCAAACAGGCGTGGTGATCGATAAGATTTACAACCCCTCAGTTGGTCGCTACGATGTTGTGGTTACCACAGGCCCAAGTTACATGACTAAGCGCCAAGAAGCTATGGACGCTATGGCTCAAATCTTGCAGGGCAACCCCAACTTATGGGCTGTTGCAGGCGATTTGTTTGTTAAAAACATGGATTGGCCTGGTGCTCAAGAAATGGCAGCACGTCTTCGTAAAACGATTGACCCGCAGCTGCTTGCCGATCAAGACAACGATCCAGCACTACAAGCCGCTCAGAAACAGATTGAAGCTATGGGCGCTCAGATGCAACAGATGCACGACATGCTTGTAAACGTCAATCAGTCTATTGAAGCTAGAGATGTTCAAGTTCGTGAGTTTGAGGCTAAAATTAAGGCATTTGATGCTGAAACCAAACGTATTTCGGCTACGATGGCCGGCATGACGATGGAGCAAATTCAAGATATTGTGATGGGTACGCTTGCTGCGGCGCATGATGCGGGCGACTTAACACCTTCTAGTCCTAACAAAATGCCTAACGAGATTCAAGAATGAAATGCGCTGATTTTGTAGGTATGATGTTTTTAGCCCGTGATGTTGCACATTCAGTGCATTTAAATACACGTAGCTACAGCAAACATAAAGCGTTGCGTAAGTTTTATGACCAAATTGTTGATTTAGCTGATAAATTTTCTGAAGCCTATCAAGGTAAACATGGTTTGATTGGCCCTATTTCATTGATGAGCGCCAACAAAACATCTAATATTTTAGCTTTTATGCAAGATCAAGTTGAAGAGATTGAAAAAGTTAGATATGAAGTAGTTGATAGAACAGAAACCGCGTTGCAGAATATTATTGATGAAATTGTTGGGTTATACTTAAGTACAATTTACAAACTTAAGTTTCTTGCATAAGGAATTAAGATGCAACTTCTTAAACCAATGAGTAAAACGGATTACCCGTCGTACACGGCTACTTCAGGGGCTACCGCAGGCAATACAACCGCTTGGGTTGCAGGGCCACAAGGCGTTCTTGTATGGGCTGATGTGGCGTCTTATATTGAAGTTGGTGTGGATGCAACCGCTACGACGGCCAGCACGCCGATTCCGGCTAATACGCCTATCTATTTTGCCGTTCCGTTGAATACTTCAGGCGCTCCGTGGCGTGTTAGCGCTTTGC